ATGGCGGTAGGTAACAGACAGGCGGCGGTGGCGCTCACTGATGCGAAGCTGAAGGGCATGAAACCCCCGGCGTCGGGGCAGATCGAATTGCCCGATGCAAAGGTGCCAGGGCTTCGCGTCCGCATCGGGGCGAGCGGCGCGCAAACCTTTATTCTGCGCAAGCGTGTCGGCGGCAAGGTGCGCAACATTACCGTTGGACGCTATGGCCCTCGCTTCGGGATTGCCGATGCCCGCAAGAAAGCCCGTTCGTTGCTGAGCGATATTGAAGCGGGCGGCGATCCTACTGCCACGCTCGAAACACCACGGAGGGCAGGGAAGGGGGCACAGACCATCCGCAACATGCTTCCCGACTATCTGGCAGCGAAAGCGGGCCTGCGTTCGGTCGGAGAGGTTAAGCGGATCATGGAAGGCTATGTCCTGCCCGAAATAGGCGACCGGTTGGCCGATGCCGTGACCCGCGCCGATGTAACCCGCCTGATTGACGGTATCGCCGCAACCGCGCCCGTCATGGCCCGCGCGACCCATGCGCAACTATCCGCATTCTACACTTGGGCGATGCCGCGCCTTGACCGCCTGCCAGCCAATCCGTGCCGAGATGCGGGACGACCGCCGAAACCTAAGGCGCGCGACCGGGTGCTATCGGAAAGCGAATTGCGGGCGCTATGGCAGGTGGCAGAGGATGAAGCGTTGCCTTGGGGGGCGGCGCTGAAGCTGCTGATCCTGACCGGGCAGCGCCGGGAGGAAGTATTTGCAGCCGATCGCGACGAGTTCGACCTAAAAGCGGGCGTGTGGACCATCCCAGCCGACCGGGCAAAGAACGGCGTTGCGCATCGGGTGCCGCTCGCTGGCGAGGCTGTCGCCTTGCTCGAAAGCATACCGGCGATAGCGATAACCGCAGAGGATGGCAGCGACGCCACTAGCCCCAAGCTGTTCCCGGCGCGTAGCCGCCCCATGAACGCTCCTAGCGGCTTCAGCAAAGCACAGGCGCGGTTTCGAGTATCGCTCGCCAAGAAACTGAAAAAGGAGCCTGAGACGGTGCCAGATTGGACCCTGCACGATATTCGCCGCACGGTAGCGACCGGGTTGCAGCGGCTGGGGATACGAGTTGAAGTAACCGAGGCGGTGCTGAATCATGTTTCAGGATCGCGGGGCGGTATTGTCGGCGTCTATCAGCGCCATAGCTTTGATGCGGAAAAGCGGCATGCGCTGGAAGCATGGACGGCAGAGGTTGCGCGGATCGTTCGGGGCGATGATGGCGGGAATGTGGTGGCGCTACATGGCTGAGGAGGAGTTCGAGCGGGTCGGTTCTGGGATAACCGCAAGGCGTCGCCGGAAAAATAAAAGCGTTGCTCCAACCGTCGATGCCTTTCGCGCATTGGCGGCGCATCTGCGTGGATGGAATACGACACCCGCGACGCCTTGGGAGAAACATCGACCGCAGATTGATGCCTGTCGCGAGCGACTTCACGAAATAATGCGAGGCGCCCCGGAACCATATCTGAGTGATGACTGGTTCGATTGGCAAGAAACGAACATGCGGGAGCGCCAAGACGAGGCATGGTATTTGGACAACATCTTGCGACAGGCGAATTGCGTCGATCATCATGTGAAACAGGGGGCGATCGGCTGGGCTATTCATGAAGCGATGTTGCTGAGTGAACTCTTAACCGAGCTTAGGGTCAAACAGTGTTGGGAATTGCCCGCCATGTGGGGCGAACAGCGGCTGAAAGACGCGAAAGAGGCTGCAGCCGACCGCCGTAAGATGTCTGACGAAGAACGAAGGGAAATTGTCGAGCAGATCGCAGCGGAGAGGGGGCTGGGCGTTCGCGACGCGATACGAACCGCCGCAGTTCGTCGCCCCGATGGCGGAAAGGAATCGTCCTATCGTACTGCGTACTACAAAAAGGTGTCTAAGCCTGTCGATTAGACAGCTATCGTCCACATAAATGTTCAGTCGTCCAACAAAACGAAGGGCGACAACATGACACTGCTAAGACTTCCCGATGTGATGGCGCGAACCGCGCTGTCTCGTTCCGCCATATACGATCTGATGGGTGAGGGGCGCTTTCCGCGACCCGCCAAGATTGGCGGTCGTATTAACGCTTGGGCCGAGGCCGAGATTGCCGACTGGATCGCCGCGCGGCTCGCAGAGCGGGAGGCGGCATGATGGAAAAAGAAAACCCCCGCACGATGGCAGGGGCTTCCGATGTTCACTTGGCGGGGAACACGGATGCTTTTACTTCAACCTACACGAAAGCGCCAGAGGGCGCGCAAATCATCGAAGCAATTCAGAACATGGCTTGCGAAGCGCAATCCGAAATCGGGCGCGTCGAAACGCTCGCCCATTTTATCGACGAAGCTTTGGACGAAGTGGCATCCGACAGCGAAACCGTTGGGCCGATTGGGCGGCTCTACGATCTGCTCGCCGTCCTAAAGCTTCAGGCTGCTGCCGCGAAGGCAACTGCGGGGAACATCGAGTCTATCACCCTGTGCGGAGCGCCAGCTGATGTTTGACGCTCAGCAAATGGCCTCGCCCTATGTCGCGTTTTTTCGCGAACCGACGACGCGCCTCGATCGTTTTCTTGTGCAAGGTTATGTCGATCGGGCACAACTCGCGGCGGCGGTGGAATCGCTGATCGAACTGATCGACGCGATCGACGGCGACCCCGACTTTGAGGAAACCGATTGCGAGGACTCGCACGTCCTTTCGCACCGCGCGCTTGAGTGGGCGAGCAGTCCCGGCTGCGAGATCGCAGACGCTGGCGGGCAGCATGACGAGGACGGGATAAACACGATGTTCCGCATCGATGAGACCGGCGCCGGTTGCCCGATTGCCGATCCTGACTGTGCGGTCGATGACACTGCCTGCGATGAGGGCGAGGCGGCGTAAGATGGCCGAGAAGGTCTATTCAGCCCCCTTACCGTTACATGCTATATGGGATGACCGCTTAGCAGGGATAGACCTGCGCGTTCTGGCGTGCATCGCGTATCATGATCGCATGTCGCTGGCGACCGGCAAAGGCCAAGGCTGCACTGCCAGTCACGGCACGATCGCGGCGGAGATTGGGTGCAATTACACCAACCTGTCGAAGGCGATTAAACGGCTGGGCGACCTTGGGTATATTGAGCGCCACAAACCGACTTTCGGAGACAAGCGCGGGCATGTTTATCGCGTGCCCGCGTTCCTCTACGGCAAGGAAGAAAGTTTGTCATTTGGCCAACGATCCAAGGGCCAAAACAGCCCGCTCGCCTTGAATGATGTTGGCCAAACGGCAAACCATGCCATTGATATAGTTGGTCAAGACACCGAAGAAAATGGCTCAATTTCAGCTACATCACCTGAACAATATATTTCGCTAAGCGACGTAAGATATTCTGCTAAAGCAGAGAACGATACTCATCATAAGATGCGCGACGCTGAAGCATCGCGCGGGCGTGGCAGTAGGAAGAAGCTGCATCGCAACGGTGAACCGCTCCACGAAACGCTCGCCAAGTTCGAACGCCAGTGGAAGCAGGACTGGACGGTCTATCAGGACAATCTGTCGGATTGGGTCGAGTGGCTGGGCGACCATGCGCTTTACGCAGCCGAGAACGACGACAGCGTCCTGTCAAACTGGGCGACCCGTCTTTCGGAGAACGTGGCCCAGTTCGCTTGGGCCGAGGCCGAGATTGCCGGAAGCGAGGCTTCATGAACACTCGCCATCGAAATGAGCAAACGCAAACAGGAGGTGGCATGACCAGCGACGCCACCCCCGGCCCCGAAAGTTCACGAGGCGGCCGCGCCCTGACCGGCGCCCATCCTCCGTGCGCACCGAAAGCAAAAACTCAAGGGGGACCTTCCCGAAAGGAGCATCATGAAACTGATTGAAGGAGGTTCCGGCATTCCGCCCGAGCCCGACTGGTCCGCAGTCTTTCCGGGTCGCGCGAAATCGATCGCGGCCGATCGTGCCAATGCAACTCGCTATTGGCACGATGCCATCGGCGACCTGCGCGCCATCGAAAAGCTATCGGTGGTGAACGGGCACGCGCTGCAACGGCTCGTCATCGCATACATCCTCTACGACCGGGCGGCGGTTGAGGTCATCCGCGAAGGGCCGATCGTGCCGGCCCCGCGAACGAAAACTCCGATGCACTCCCCCTGGGCGACTGCAATGCGCGATGCGAGCCGGATGGCGAACGCGATCGAAGCCGAGCTCACCCTATCGCCCAGGCGACGCGCAAGCGGCGGAAAGGTCAGCCGGCGGTCGCGGAAATCCAGCCCCGCCGACCAGTATTTGAAGAGCGTTCCGACGGAGAATAACGACGATGAAAAATGATGACTTCGACCGCATCGCGCCGGTTATCGACATGGCGCAGCGCCTCCATGGATCGCTGCATGACAAGCTGATCGAGAAAGGCGTTGCGCCGATCGACGCTCTGATTGCCTCGCTCTATGCCACTCATCAACTTGCTGCCAAGCTGCACGGAAACCCGGTCGCCGCGGTCGAGTGGATGCGCGACGCGCTCGACACGATCGAGCGGCAGGCGCTGGGAACGAAACATTGACTGCGGGCGAACGCCTGGCCGCCCTGTCTCCGGCAGCGCGAGCAGCGGCAACGGCTGCGTTGGACGAAATCAGCCGGCCGCTCGACGTGCGCGAGATCGATGTCGCGCTCGCTCGTGCTGGCATCCCCCGATCGACGCGGCGTCCGGTCGTGCGAGCGCTCATGGAGGCGTTCGACATCATCGTCCTGGAACCGAACGCGTGATGGGCTGGCCGCGCGGATTGAGCGCCGTGTATGCTATGGCACGCCCGCGGCGCCCGATCGCTGAGCGCGACTTGGTGCGGCGAGCTGCTGGCGACATCGGATCGGCCAAGATGCGCGCCCAGCGACTCGCGAGCCGCGTTGCGCGAGAGACGATGGCCGCTGTCGACCGTGATCCCGGCGAGCGCATTTTCGACCTGCTGCGGACATATGACGATGACCCAGCGCGCGCGCTGGCGACCAGCCCCGATATCGATACTGCAGCGCTTGTGCGGGCGGCGCGACTGGCGAGGCTGGAGGCGCGCGGCTTCCGGCGCCTGTTGCCTGCGGAGGCCGCAAACGAGGACGAGGCCGTCTGCGCAGAGGTCGGGCAGCGGCTCGCCGAGCGGTATCGGCGACACCTTTCCGGCAACCGAAAATAGTTGGCGTAAACCCGGTTTTTCACCAACCCGCCCGGCCCACGGTCTGTCTCGAAAAGGAGATACGACCGATGAACATGCCCCTTATTTCTCTGCCCCGCGGCCTGATGGCGGTAAGCGCCGCCGGCGGTCGTCCGGGCGCGACGGCGACGATGGACACGGTTCTGGAGGCGCTCGAGGACTTCAAGGCCAAATACAACGGCCGGCTGGACAGCCTCGAGTCTTTTCTCGACGCTCAGGCGAAGCAGACCGCGGCAGATAAGCTCGGCTGCGGTGGCGGCATCGGAACGCTTCGCGCGGCCGACCCCGACTATTCGGCGACCTTCGCCAACTATTTCCGCAGCGGCGTCAGCGAGGAAGCCGTCCGCACCGCCCAGGCGACCGGCGAGCGCGCGCAGATCATGGCTTCGATGCAGTCGGGCAGCGAAAGCGACGGCGGCTATCTCGCCCCGGTCGAGTGGGACCGTCAGATTGGCCAGGCGCAGCGCATCCGCTCGCCGCTGCGCCGTCTCTGCGATGTCCGTGTCACGACGACCGGCGCATATTCGACGCTGTGGAAGCTGACCGGCCCCGGTTCGGGCTGGGTCGGTGAAACCGCCCCGCGCCCGGCGACTTCGACGCCGACCTTCGCATCGATCACGTTCGGGCACGGCGAAATCTACGCTAACCCCGCGATCACGCAGCGCCTGCTCGATGACGGCGCGATCAACGTGCAGGAATGGCTCGCAACTGAGGTCAGCGAGGAGTTCGACAAGCAGGAAGGCATCGCCTTCATCTCCGGCGATGGTTCGAACAAGCCCTACGGCCTGCTCGGCTATGTCGTGGGCGGCGCACATGAGGGTCAGCACCCCGGCGGTTCGATCCAGGCCGACGCCAGCGGCGACGCTGCCACGGTGACGGTCGATGGCTTGGTTGACTTCACCTACCAGCTGCCGGCTCCTTATCGTCAGAACGCGGCATGGCTGATGAATAGCCAGACGGCCGCGACGATCGCCAAGATGAAGGACGGCGAGGGCAATTTCATCTGGCGCGAAAGCCTCGCTGCGGGTCAGCCTGCGACGCTGCTCGGCCGCCGGGTCGAGATCGACGAGAACATGCCGAACATCGCGGCGGATGCGCTGCCGATCCTGTTTGGCGACTTCCAGGCCGGCTATGTCATCAACGACCGGCAGGGCGTGCGGGTGCTGCGCGACCCCTTCACGAACAAGCCATTCGTCCATTTTTATGTAACGAAACGTGTCGGCGGCGGTCTCAAGGATCCTAATGCGATCCGCGCGCTCAAGATCGCCGCGGCGTAACCCCAAGGGGCGGCAGCAACAATCGCTTCGCTGTCGCCCCGCCTTTTCCCGTCGATAAGGAGCATCCATCATGCCTACCCCGCGCAAGAAGCCTGGGATTCAACCCATCATGATCGAACACGATGGCAAAAGCCTGCCATTCAAAATTGGTCTCAACGAATGCTGCCAAGCCGAAGCCAAGTTCGGCGGTAGCTTCCATGCCATCGTGCAGGAGCTGGGCGAAAACCCACGCCTTTCCACGGTTCGCTATCTTTTCACGCTTGGCCTGTCGGACGCGGAGAACGTCTATAGCGAAACCGAGGCAGGTGAAATTATCGCCGAAATCGGTTTGGAAGAGGCCGTCGGCGTCATCGGGGAATCCGTGCGGCGCATGATGCAGGGCGGCAAGGCCGAAGCCGCATAATGGCTGGCGACGCGGTAGAGCTTAGCGGGTTCAAAGAGCTGGACGCGGCATTGGCCAAGTTCAGCAAATCGACCGAGCGGGCCTTGCTCCGCCGCGTCGCCACGCGCGCACTGGAACCGTTCGTGACCGAAGCCAAGCGCCTTGCCCCTGTTGCGTCCGGCAATCTGCGCGACAGCATCACAATCGGCACAAAGCTGACCGGAAACGCTCGCAGAGAAGCGCGGCGCGACCCGCCCGATGGGGTTCGGGTCTTTGCGGGAACAGCGGATCGCGAGGCGGTGCCCAATGAGTTCGGGACGGTTCGTGCGCCCGCGCAGCCGTTCATGCGTCCTGCTTGGGACACCACTTCCAACCTCGTTTTGGCCCGCGTCATGGACGACCTGGCCGATGAAATTGATCGCACGGCACAGCGCGTCGCGGCGCGCGCGGCGAAGGGATAGGGCATGGCAGGCGCCAAAATCGGTTCGCTGAACGTTGACCTCACGCTGGGCACCGCCCGGTTCAAAAAAGGGCTCTCGGATGCGCAGCGCCAGTTGCTCGACACGCAAAAGCGGTTTCGGGCGGTGGGCGCAAAGATGCAGAGCCTCGGCACCACCATGTCGATCGGCCTGACCGCACCATTCGCGGCGCTAATGGCAAAGGCGATCCCGGCAGCGACGAAGGCAAGCGAGGCCATCGCGCAGGTCGATTCTGCACTCAAATCAATGGGGCCAGTCGCGGGCTATACGTCCGGGCAGTTGCAGGAGATGGCGAAGCAGTTGGAGCATACCTCCAGCTTCAACGACAAAGACATTTTGAAGGACGTAACCGCGAACCTGCTGACCTTCGGAAATGTCGCGGGCAGTGCGTTTTCGCGTGCGCAGCAAGTTGCGGTGGATCTGTCGACGCGATTGGATCAGGACCTGAAAAGCTCCGCTATCCAGCTTGGCAAGGCGCTCAACGATCCGGTGAAGGGGCTGACCGCATTGTCGCGGGTAGGCGTGTCTTTCACGAAAGAGCAGACCGCGCAGGTAAAGGCCATGATGGCGGCGGGCGATGCAGCCAGCGCGCAAAATTTGATCCTTACCGAGCTGGAAAAGCAATATGGCGGCGCAGCGCAGGCGGCACGTGATGCGGCCCCCGGCAGCGATACCGTCGATGCGTGGCGCGAGTTTCAGGAACAGGTGGGCGCGCTGGCGCTCGAAGTGCTGCCTGTCTTCACGGACATGGCGACAAAGGTGCTCAACGTCTTCAATGACCTTTCACCGGGTATGAGGGCGGTTGTTGTTGGCGGCGCGGCTCTCGCTGCTGCGCTGGGGCCAGTTCTGGTCGGGCTTGGCGGGCTGGTGCAGATCGCCGCGCCTTTGCTTGCTGGGTTCGGTGGTGCAGGCCTGGCAGGCGTCCTGACGACGCTGGGAGGCTTGTTGTTGCCCATCGCGGCAGCGGCGGGGGCGGTCTATCTGGCGTGGAAGAATTGGGACACCATCGGCCCCGCGCTTCGCCAGTTGGGCGAGACACTCCAACAAGCGTTCGGCCCGACCGTGGTGGCGACCTTCGAAGCGTTGAAGGCGGCGGCGCTCGCATTGTGGAACGGACCATTTGGCGACCTGCTGACCGACACGGTTTCGCACGCTGTCGCGTCGGTAAAGGACTTGTGGGAGCAGTTCGGCCCCGCGGTCATCTCGATCGTTAAGGCGGCAGGCGTGATCGTCGCCACGACCTTTCAGCAAATCTCGGACGTAATCAACGTGGTGGCGGCGCTGCTGCATGGGCGCTGGGGTGAAGCATGGGACTATGCCAAGAAGACCGTAGCCGATGGGATCATCGGCGCGCTTGACGTGCTGCGCGCCCTTGCACCGGGCGCGATCAAATCCATGCGCGCACTCTATGCAGGCGTGAAGACCTGGGTGCAGGACCGCCTGGGGGCCGTGTGGACATGGCTGCACGGCAAGCTCAAGGCGGTGGGCGGTTGGTTTTTCGACCTTTATGACAAGGTTGTCGGGCATAGCTACATCCCCGACATGGTCGATGCGATCGGCGATCACATGGCGCGGCTGCAAGGCAATATGGTCAACGTGGCGCGCGATGCGACCGAAAAAACCGGCAATGCGTTCGGCGACTTGCAAGAGCAGGTCGCCCCGATCCTTGATCGGCTGTTCCCCGATCAGGCGAAGTTCAACCAGTTCAAGCGCGATCTTGCAAACCTGACCACTTATGCGAGCAAGGCCGGGTGGACTGAGGACGAAACCAGCGAAGCACAGACACGATTGCGGCGCGAGTATATGGGAGGCGGTGACCCTTCGCACGCGATCGACCAATGGATGGCGGACAATAGCGATTCGAGCGTCTTGACCGAAGGCGTGAAATCAGTCGCGGATAGCGTAAACGAGGAATGGCAGCGCGTGGCCGCAGCGAATGATAACATGAAGGCAGGCTTTGCCGACATGGCGCGCGACGTTACCGGCTCACTCAAAGGGCTGGTGTCCAATATCAAATCTGGCGACATCCTTGGCGCGCTGCAAACTGTACTTGACCTTGTCGGGCAGGTGTCGAGCCTTTTGGGCGGCAGCTTCAAACCGGCAACCCGCACCTACAGCGTCGGCGGCATCTCGACGCCGCGCGCGAATGGCGGGCCGATGGTGCCCGGTCGAACCTATGAAGTTGGGGAGCATGGCCGGGAGTGGGTCACGGTCGGGGGCATGGCGAGTGCCACGCCAGATCGTCGCGCTGGCCAGGCCGGGAGGCGCGAAGGTGGCGTGATGGAAATCAGGCTGCGCGATGAGCTGCTTGATGCGCGGATCATCAGCGGCTCGGCGCGGGTCACGCAAGCGGGAATTTCGGAGAAGGCGAAAAGCGATTCCTATCGCGCAAGCCGGGGGTTTGGCCGGTAG